GGGTCAAGATAACCACCAACATTATTACCATTTTCGTCTTTTCTTCGTACAAGATTATGCTTATTTGCAAAGTCCTCACTGAGCTTACCATCTACAGGGAAATATACACCTAACTGATTTTCGGTATAATCAAGGCTTACAATAACATTGTTACCAAAACATTCACCACAAAGCAAACGGTCAGCGTTGTGATGGGGTCTTACATTTCTTAATCTTGTAATATATCCACAATATGCCATTATTTTATCTCCTATCTTTTTAAAATTTAATTTTAATTTTCTGAAACAATTTCTACTTTATAGCCAAGTTCTTTTTCGATTTCGGCTACTGTCATTTTCTTAACAGGTTCTTTGGGTCGTTCCCAAATAAGAGTGAGGTTTTTATCGTCAAAATAAGAGCTTAAAGATAAAGCCTTTGATGTATATACTTTATTAATAGTTGATTCATTATAACGACATTCGAGCGTATCTGTGTAAGCACTCACCGCTGTATAACAATGTGTACCCCTAAAAGCACCATTTATTAGCACTTTTCTTTTACCATTACTACACTCAACCACCATACCGTCTTTAAGGTCTGACTTGGTAAAAGGTGCTAATTCAAGTTCATCGTCACTCCACCACCAAGGATTTCGTGGAAAATTATAAGAGTAATTATCATTTTCTCGTATTGCTACAATGGTAAAAATTTGTCCAATGTATTGTGCTTTTGGTAGATAGTCACTTGCTTTTAAAGGTAATGATTTAACAATTCTAACCCTATCTCCAATTTTAAATTTCATTTTTAATTCTTCCTTTCCGTATTTGTTATTTCTTTCCTTAACTGTATCTTTATTATAATATTATTTTGTTGATTTGTCAATGGTTTCGGGTGATTTTTTACAGGTTTTACCATTTGCACAAAAATAAAAAGAATGATAATTTAATTTTGTATAATATGTACATACTAATTAAATATCATTCCTTTTTGTTTTATTCTTGTTCTTTTTGACTTTGTATATATCTTGCCCAATTTTCCATAGCCTCATCTGTTCCACATTGAGAGCATATGTTTGTTTTATTGTCGGTTCTTGATAACGCAGGATAATCCGTCACAGTTTTACCACACCTCGGACATTCCCAAGGTAAAATATTTCCGTTAGCATCTCTTTCCATTGTAATACCTCCGTTAAGGTTTATTGGTTAAATAATGGTTAATTAAATTATAACAAATAATCAATACTCAGGCAAGATGCTACAATACCCTACTTCCTTATAATAGTTCGTGGCATAATCTACCTCGGCTACAATCTGATAACCATTAGCCTCACCAAATCTATTTTTGGTTACAAAAAAGATTAAATAATTTTTTTCAGGGTCAAGTTTAAATGGTATCTTTGTTCGTTTACCCTCTATACGGAAACACTTGATACTATTCTTTTCTTCACCCTTTTCATCTTCAAGCACAAGTCTTGAAAGCATAACACAGCTCATAGTGTCGATAATATTTTTAGACATACCAATGGAAAAGTTGGTTAAATATCTTTGAACAAGTGCCTGTTTGCCAAGCTGTGCAGTAACAAACAAAGCAACATTCTTTACCTTGGGTTTGATAACATCATACAATTTAACCATATCAGTCTGTAATGAGAGCCAACTGTTTTCGGATTTAGCATCATTACCTAACTTTAAGGTATCAAGTACGAAATACTTACACCCCATAGAACTATACTTTTTGATAAGTTTAATAGCAATATCAACATTATAACTCTCTAATGGTGCGATAATAATAGTGTTTTTATCTTTAAGCTCTTGGATTTTTTCAGCACTCTTATATAATAGTTCTTTGGTCTGCTCATCAAATCCACCATTCCTGAGTTGTGTCTTTGTGATATGACCACCCAAAACATAATTTGCATAAAATACCAACAACTCTTTTTGAACTCTTGTTTCATCCTCTTCGTTGATAATCATACAAATCTTTTCATCTTGGTCGATAATACTCGGTAATAACCATCTACAAGCAAGAAATGATTTACCACCACCTGAAGCCATAGATAACATATAAATATGACCTTGCTGTATACCTGCAATTTGGTTGGATAAAATCTCTGAACCATACATAGACATACCAAAGGTTTCACCCTTATCCATTTTATCAATTAACTCAAAAATACCGTCTGCAACATTATATGTCTTTATGTTTGTTTCAGCATTAAGGAAGGTGTGATTAAGCAGAGCATCGTAATATTGGTATATTTCTTCAAGTGACATATCCATATATTTTGAGAAATTCTGAGCCACAGGAAAGCCTAAATCATTCATTTGTTTTAGTGTCTTAAATTTATGCAAATCTCTAAGGTAGCCATCTATATTAGATACATCAACATATTCAGTTGCTTGTTGAATGGTATTATAACCACCATATTCTTCGTACTTTTCGTGTAGCTTACTATGTTTTTGGAGATAGAAGCCAACCGTTAATTCGTCAAGAGTATTCTTTTGTTCATCAAGAATAATCTGTCTACCTATTTCAAAATAAACTTTCCATACATTACTTTGGAAATCACTTAATGCAATATTGTCATAAGTACGATATAACTCAGGGTTCTTCCATAAAATAGCACATACATTTGCTTCGGATGATAAAGAGTTTTCAGCAATTTTTTTATTAACTTTCTCACAAGCTTTTTCCCAAGCTGTTTGTGTTACAGTTTTAGTTTCTTTTTTTGTCTTTGGCATTTATCCACCTCTCTCTTTACCATAAATCATTAGTTAAAGAAGTAAAGGTGTTATTGTCCGTTTTTTTGGACTCTAAATTATGATTAACATTTTTATCAACTTTAATTTCATAATCAACAACATCGGACTTTTGTATTTTTGCTTCAGCCTTTTTAGCCTTTTTTAATCTTAAAACTACATCATTGATATTATTATTTACAATAGCAAAAACATAATTAAACTTAGCCTGTTCATTAGCAAAGCTCTTTGTTTGTAATGCTTGTTGAATCTTATCCTTGCAGAAAATAAAGGTTAAATAAATAGTCTTATAATCATATTTTGCCATAGTTTTAGTTTTCTTATTGGCATAATATTTACCTTCTGATAATCCTTTTAATCGCATAACGGCAAATTTTGGTAATGCCATAGTATCATCATAACCTAATATCTTTTTGACATAATTATATAATGTGTCCCAATCCTGTTTTTCTTTATCGGTCATTTTTGCCATTGTAATCACCTTTACTGAATTTAGTATTAAAGGGGATATTGATTTAATATCCCCTGTTTATTATTATTATAATATTATTTTATTGATTTGTCAAGCCCTTTAAAGAGTTTTTATAAGGTCAACTAATTCTTTAAGGTTTTCGAGAGGATTACCTGCTAAATCCTTAATATTAATTTCAAGTGATTTCATAGTCTTGGTAAGCTGTGCCTTCTGTGTATCATCGGCAGTCTTAATAAAAGCCTTAATTTCTTCAGCAAGGTCTTTTGCACTTGCTTCATCACTTGCCATTCTATCCTCGTCTTTAACCGTGTCAGAACGGAAATTTACAACAGCTTCTTTATTCTTGATATTGTTATTGTAAACATCTTCCCAATTCTTGAAAGAAGGATTTTCAATAATGTCGTGCTTCTTATATGTCTGTGTACGGTCTTTAAGCACTTCACCAAAATACTTAACTTCCTTGGTCTTTTTATCTTCTTCGGTAGTAAGTCTCAGAATAATATCGTAGTCAAAAGCAATGCCGTTTGCAGTATCAGGCTTGTAGCCTACAACAACCCAATTTTCTCCTCTTTTTTCCTTGATTTCTTTTTCCTGTGCAACATTAACAATATTAATACCCTGAGAAGCCAACATAAGCTGTGTATCGTTGATTCTCTTCATTATATTCTTAATCTTGCCCCATTCTCTCTGTGAAAGGTTAGCATCGTCAACATCTTGACCCTTACGCTTTGCTCTCTTTTCAACAAGATTCTGCTGAACAACCTGAAGGTTATTATAAAACTTAGTTACACTATCAATAGTTAAAGTCTTAATTGCGTTTTCAGGCAGAAGTTCATTTTCAACTTCGTCAAGAGCTTCTTCTAAATCGTAAATACTATTTGTAGTTACCATAAGAGCGATATTAGGATTTTCCTTATAGAATGTATAACCATCCTCAGAGTCTACAATAGCATTATCGGGGAAACTAAGGGCAAAGGTAGACTTACCTGTGCCTGTGTCTCCATAAAGTAATACTTTAAGTGCTTTCTTTGTCTTTTCAGGCTTTTTAAAAATTCCCATATTATATTATCTCCTTGTCATATTATTCGTTAATCTAATCCCAATGCTTTCAGAAGGTCATCTTCGTCATCATTAGAACTATCACCCATAAGCTCATTAATGTCGATTTCATCATCGTCATCAACTTCTACAGACTCTTCTTCATCGTCTGTATCAACAAACTGACTAATGAATACAAAATCATCAGGTGTGTACTTGCCATCTTCACGCATAATTACAAGGTGCTTCTTATCAGGGTCATCACTATCGTTCTTAGTAATAAACTGATTAATTACCATTCGTTTATCCTTTTGACCATTGGTATATTTTGCAAACGCCTCTTCCTCACTAAGCATACCTGCATCGACCATCATTCTTACATCGTCATCAAGGTCATCAAGTGTAACCGTAGTAATTACACCACCCTCTGAGAATGTTCCAATAACGCCAAGTTCAAGAATAGTATTCTTCTTTGTTGGCTTAAAGAATTTGTCGAGTAACATCTTGGTCTTTTCAGGAGCTTCAATATTGAGAACATCAAAATAGAATGTCTTGGGGAATACTACATTCTGCTTAACTTCTGTACCGTCAACCTTACCAACATAGTCAATTACATAGGCATCAATAGGATATGTATTCTTTTCTCTATCGAACCTACCTACACTATCGGCATCAAGCAAGATAGTCTGTCTAAACTCTGCCTTAAAATCTTTTTCTTCGGTTTTTGTTGAAAGATAAATGTTTTTAATATTCTTCTGAACACTAACATTATCGTTGTAATGCTGATACTGAAGATTACCTGTAACATTTACAATAGTGCCATCTGTAAGATGTTCTGATAAATATTCAACTGCATCGTATGCAGAAAGGAATTTCTTAACATAGGTCTTACCCTTACTATCCTTTTCAATGCCTACTCTGATAAAGCAGTCATCACCAATGGTTTCAAGAATCTTATCGTCAAATCTATCATCCCAATCAATAGTAAATCTATTCTCATAGTCTGATACGAGCTTGCCATTTGTATCCTTCTTGACACCGTGAACATAAATTACATTGTCTCTTGTAGCACCATAGCCACCCATAAGATTTGAGTATACAACACCATTACCAACATCAACACCAAGTTGCATTTGTGAATAAATCCAATCACTTGACTGTGATTCGTTGTCAATACTGAATGTATTATCACCAACCTTTGCCTTACCGATAATGGTAAATTGAGATGCACCCTTCTTTAGAGGTGTCTTTTCAGTCTGTTTTGCCATTAAAAATTCTCCTTTGCAATATTATTTTGTTTATTTGTAAATTTATATAAACACTTATAAATAAGTGATTATTTTATTATACAACTGTACGAAGTGCCTCTTCAACAGCCTTATATCTTTCAGAATTAAGTTCCTTAACTAATGCCTTATAAGGGTCAAGCTCACCATTCAGCACAAGCTTCATAATGTTTGCAGAGAAACCACTAACAAGTGCTACACCCATATCATTTTGCTTTACAGGAATTGTACCTGTTCTTGAAGCAAGATTCCAAAAGATAAGTCTCGGAAGTTTATAACCATACTGAGCATACTTATTTGCAATAACATCAAAGAGTGTTGCACTAACACGACCACGACCATTAGTTGTTGCACAACTGTCAAATTCCATATCTGAAAGAATAAGAACATTCTGAGGAATTTCATCCTGTGTCATATGGTTATTGATTGCTGTCTTTAAAATAAGGTCAAACACAGCTTCAATATTTGTATTTGCCACATCATTGTGCTTTAATGCAATTTCAAGCTTATCGTGTAAAGAACTTGCATTTGTAAAATCAACCAACTGTGGTCTATTACTAAATGTAATATACTTATCCTTAAACTCTCCACTACATCTCTCACCACAATAAATAGCAAGAGCATTTGCAACCTCTAAAGCAGTTGTAGAAGAATTACTATCAACTGGTGTCATCATAGAACCTGAACCATCGGCAACAACGATTGTGTCTTTAATATTGCCAATATCTTTAAGTGATTTCCACATCTGTTCAAGTGCTTCGTCATAAGAGCCTACTCTACTGCCCCAATAACCTCTGCTATACTTATGAACTACATCGTGTGGGAAAAGTACACTTGCATTAATTTTGGTTTCACCCTT